GTGAGTGGAATGGGACTTGATGCTTTTAAGAAAAGGTATGAAGACCTACAAAGCTTGGTGATAACTTATAACGAACATCCTCTTGATCTGAAGCTCAAGAACAAAACTACAAATCAGTGGTACGCAAGTCTTCATGCACTTGTTCCTAAATACATGTTCTACATTGACAGCTATATTTTAGCTGACAAAGGAGAGTGTAGGGATAGAGTGATATGGATCAATAGAGATCTTGCTAAACATGGTGATCTTCAGTTTATTCTGAATAATGACCATTATAAACCTTCGTTTGAATATCAGGAAACATTCAACTTCCTGTCCTCTGATGAGATAAGTGTCTTTACAGATGGAACATTCACACCAAAGCAGGTTTTCATATCATACATGCGTTATCCTGTCTATATGAACAAAGAGGGATATGTAATGCTGGATGGTAAAGATTCCTATGATGAAAATTGTGAACTTGAAACATATCTGGAAGATGAACTTCTGGATCTCACAGTTCAAAACCTTGCAATGTACACTGAAAATGCGTCTGCAGTTCAATCTTCTCAGATGAGGATACAGACAAACGAATAAGTTTTTAACATTTAAAATAAAATAAAATGGCTGATTTTTCTCTAACTACGCTCTTCGTGGTTCCTGTTGGCAGTGGTATTGCTACTCCTGTTAGCGCAGCTTCCACGCAAGACCTCACCCCTGGTAAAGTGGGTTTTTATGGCACTTCTGCAGCTGGTGTTCCTTACAGCTGTCTCACTGCAGCTACTATTCCTGCTGCTCCGTATTTCTACGTTGCTCAAGGTAGGACTAATACCTATCTGCAAGGTAGCAAGAGGTCGGATAAGATTAAGGGATGTCCTAGTGCAAACTGTTCATCTAACGTAACTGAGTGGTATAAAGTGGGAGGATGTCCTACGCCCATCACTCAAATTACAGATGTTACTGATTGGGATGTAAAATGCGGTGAAGTGGTAACTGTTACCCTTCGTGCACACTCTTCCTATCTGGACACTCTGTATTTCAATGGTTTCACTCGTAGTGTAACTGTACAAGCTCCTTGCTGCGATTGCGGTGCTGATCCTTGTGACTCTGTTGATATCCCTGCTCTGATTGACAGCATTATTGCTAAATTCCTTCAGGAAGCTCCTGGCATCAATCCTGACAACATCACTTTCAGTGATTTCTACAGCTTTGGAAGGGTTGGTAACATTCTTCGCATCTTTGCTAAACCGCTCACCAAATACGGACAGCCGTGTGATGTTGCAGCATTCCCTTACGAGTATGACAGGATGTACTTCCGTACATTTGTTTACAAAGGCCCTGCCACCACCGCTGACTTCATCGTAGCTGATGCTTGTGATGTTGCAGCAAAAGCTCAAGTGGTACAGCGTGCTGATTATGCATATGGTTCTTCTGATGAGATTGCTCAACTGGAAAAGAACTACTACAGCTACCAAGCTGGTTATCTGAAGCACCTCTACAGGATGGCTGGATACAACGGAAACTTTGAATCTTGGGTGACTGCAGGTGCAACTTATGACACCTACTACATCAAGTTCAATGACTATGACAAGAGTGCTTATCAGTGGGGCGATTACATTCAGGAAGATTCCATGGTGATTATTGCTGTACAAACTGGTTCTGCTGAAGCTACGTCAGTGAGCTCTATTCTCACTGCTGCTCTTGGCACTCCTGTTGATGCTGGTGCAGTTTGTCTGACAACGACATCTACCACCACTCTGACACCTCCTACTACCACTACCAGCACCACTACGCTGATACCGTAATAGAAGACAGAAACAATATCATATAACCTAAGCCAGAGGGTAAGAGAGGACTTCTCAAATCCTCTGGCTTTTTTAATTGGAACATATGGCTCTTAAATTGGATATATTGGTTGTTCCTACATACAACACGCTTACAATGGCTGTGTTGGATGCTTCCACATATGATGTTTCTCCTACAAACCCTACACTTAAAATACTTGCTCCTGGATTTGACGAAGTGAGTATTCCTTTCGGACCTGGTGAAGTGAACATCATCAATTCATTGAACCTAGGACTTACGTCTGCTAGTGAGGATCTTCTTCCTATTCCTGATGGTGTTTACACCCTTACATATTCTATAGATCCTGCAGCAACTAATTATGTTACAAAAAACATAATGAGAGTTGATCAATTGCAGGAAAGGTTTGATGAAGCATTCATGAAACTTGATATGATGGAGTGTGATCTTGCTATCAAGAAGCAACAGAAGGTAAATCTTGACAGTGTATATTATTTCATACAGGGTTCAATAGCTGCTGCAAATAACTGTGCCATTGAGACAGCAAACAGGCTATATCAACAGGCAGCAAAAATGCTTAGTTATTTCAGCAGGGGAGACTGTGGATGTTCTGGAAACAATTATTATACAAACATTACATATAACTGTTAATATGGCAAATTGTAGTAGATGCGGAATAAGCGTAGGCTGCGGATGTCAATTGATAAATGGAATGTGTGCAGCCTGTAATGCAGCTGTTAAACAAACTATTCAAAAAGTTAAAAATGTTATCTCCAAGGCTTACAAATTGTGTTGAGTGTGCATCCATTCCTGTACTGCTTGCAGACATTGATTGCAAGCTTACAGAACTAGCGAAAAATGCATACAACAACATTGTGTTTTCTCTGAATAGACCCATTTGTGGAACAGTGGTGAGTGATCTTTTGAACTACAAGAGAATACTTCTTTTCAAGCACTGCAATCCAGATTATGCATCTTGTTATTCTGTAGAACAGATAGCAAGCAGGGTGAAAATTTTAATCAATAAATAAATTACAAAATGTGTTCAAATTGCTATAATGGATGCGTTGAAGTGTCTTCAGATAAATGCGTAAGATACACAGGTGTCAATATTCCTGAGTTGGGTATATCCAATGGTGATACATTGTTCCACGTGGAACAACAGCTGATAGCCCACCTCACCTCAGTGATTAATGGTTCAGGAATTAAAATCACTTTTGCACCATCCATCCTTTGTGATCTTATTAAAAAATATCTTCCTACATGTGGTGATGTATCTCTCAATGATGTACTCATCACTCTTGTAAATGCTGTTTGTGATCTACAAGCACAAGTCACTGGTATTAAGGAAGATGTAGATGCTCTAAACGCTGATTATAATATAGGATGTCTCACTGGTGTCACTTCTTCCTCAGATACACATGATGTTGTACAAGCAGTGATTGCAAGTGTTTGTTCTGCCATCTCTGATTTAGAAGCACTTTCTCTTGATGTAAGCACTAACTATGTAGCAATTTCTGACATCAATACATACATTGCTGAATATTTAGCAAGCATTCCTTCCACAAACAAGGCATATAGCAACATGGTTCCTTACACTGTAGTGGAATACTATGGTTCTCTTTCTAACTTTCCTAATCCAGGAGATGAATTTGATGTAAATGGTGTAGGACAAGGATATTGGGAAAAGGTGTATTTGTGTAATGGTCTCAATGCAACTCCTGATAAGCGTGGAAGAGTGGGAGTGGGTGTTATTGTAGGTGTTGGTGGTGGACCTCTTAACTCTGCTGTAAATCCTGCATCCAGTCCTTTCAATCCAAATTATAATCTTACTGATATAGCAGGAGCAAATAGTGTCACTCTCACAAACTCTCAAATCCCTGCCCACACTCACACTACCACTGTAGGTGATCCTGGGCACAAACATCCCACTGAGAAGTTTTATGCAAGGGCAATAAACTATGGAAACGAAAACTCCACCCCTGTTCTTCAATCTCAATTAGGAACAAACTCAAACTTGGTCACTCCTTCTACAGACAATTCAGCAACTACTGCCACTACAGGTGTTTCTGTTTCTGTCAATCCAAACACAGGTGGAGGTGGAGCTCACTCTAACACACAACCTTCTCTTGCATGTTACTACATAATGTACAAACCTTAAAATATAAAATTTTGCATTTGTTGGTTTTTGCAAAATTTAGCCCTGGCATTTCTATGTTGGGGCTTTTTTTGTAATTGAATTAATTAATCTATATAATTAGACTAGTTAAATTAATTTGGAAAAGTTCAAACAATTTCATATCTTCACCGCAATTTTAACTAAACTGTACTCATAAATGACTGATAATCAACATATACTCTCTCAACTCCAAGAATTGTTGGGCTGGAAGAAGAGCAAAAAGTTCTACGCTGAGAAGTTGGGAGTGACAGAAGCAGAAGTGGATGAGTTGATGAAGGAAATAAGACATAGCCAATCCATATCAGATGAAGCAGAAGTTGCAAATTATATAGGTGCTTTAGAGGATGAAATTGTTCATTACAAAGAAAACCTCAAAGACGGACTTGGAGAAGTGATTATCAATTGTCCAGATGAAATAAGAACACTGGAGGAGTTGATTAAGAAGTGTAAGATAGACACTTCCAAATGGGAGATTGTAAAATACGTACAGAACTATTGGGGAAACAAAGAAAACCCTTACTGGCAAGTGAAAGCTTGGTTGTCTAAAAAGAAAGAGGACAATCTGTTTCAACAAAACTTTATAGATTTTCTTTCATCCTATTCTTTCCATTCTTCAGAAATAGAACCTCCTGAAGTGGATGTTGATAAATCAGATGCTTGTCTTGTAATAAATAAACAAGATGCCCATTTTGATAAACATGATGTTGATGGTGAGAACGACATTGAATCCAGATTTGCAGACATCTATCAACGATTATACACCATCTTGGCTCAAGCAAAACTTAGCAACAACATTGAAAAAATCATCTATATAATAGGAAGTGATGAGCTGAACAGTGAGTTCACCCAAACAACTACAAAGGGTACACCACAACAAAATATACAAACCTATCACGAAACTTTCAAGTTGGTTTGTGAATTTGAAAAAAACATAATAAAACTACTTCTTGAGAATGCCGAACGTGTGGATGTAATATATGTTCCTGGAAATCATGATGAATATGTAGGATGGCACTTGATCAATTGGTTAAGTGCCTTTTACGTTGATGGAAGAATAAATTTTGATTGTGAGCCAAAGTATAGGAAATATGTGAGCTATGGAGAGACAGCAATGATGTTTAATCATGGTGATGCCATGAAACCAGCAAAGCTTGCAGCCATCTTTCCTATGGAATATCGTGAACTATGGTCTTATCATGGCAACTTCTACATATTTACAGGAGACAAGCACCATGAACTAAGCCAAGACTTCAATGGTATAAAGTTTTATCAAATCCCAGCTTTCTCCAAAGCACATAGTAAATGGGATGAGAAAAACGGATACACATCCTCCAGAGGAGAAGTGACGGCATTCCTCATAGAAAAGTATGATGGAATAACAAATATATTCAAACAGTATTTATAATGGCAACGTTAAGGAAATTGGTTTCAGATGTCAGGGGAATGCACAGATTGCTGTCCACTGACAACCTTATTACAGATAGGGTGATAGCTTCTGAAATCAAGAATAACACCCTTCTTCTTGTAAAAAGGGAGACCAATCTCAGGAAACTTTGGGCTACAAACACCATATTTACCACCATCCCATGCTTGGAAATGGTGGAAGTTCCTATTTCAGAATGTTGTGATTATGCAGATCCTTGTAATGTTGCAAGGAGCAAATACAAACTTCCAAAGATAGCAGAAGGAAACTATCAATATCTGATTCAGGGAGTTTATTCAATAAATGCGATGAGCGGTATGGGTAAGAAGATAAAAGAGATTACAATCAACAGATATGTCAATCTCCTAAAACTTCCCATAATAAAGAATGAGGAATATTATTGGATAATGAATGGCTACCTGTACATCAGTAATCCACTATTACAGGCAGTGAGGATAAGTGCTTATTTTGAGCAGGACGTTCCTAATGATATTCTATATCCTAAGGATTGTAATTGTAACAATCCTATTGTAACAAACGATGAGTATTGTTTAAACCCTTTAGATAAAGAATATGCCTGTCCAGGGTATTTGGAAAAACAAGTTCTTGAGTTGACATCTCAAAAGCTCATGAACACTTATTTCAGACTAAAAGAAGACCTTACATCAAACAATGTGGACGGACAGGCAGTAAATGCACCAAACGGATCATGAGAGTATCAGTTGATTTTAGGTCAGCAAGCAAAGAAAACTACAACGACTTTTGCAAGAAGCACCCTTCCATAAAACTCACCTTTGATGAATGGAGGAATATAGTGTATTCCTTCAACGAAGCTTTCAGAAACTACATACTTGAAACTGGAGAGAAAGCCAAACTTCCTTATGGGTTTGGTGAATTTTCCATTAATAAGAAGAAGCGTAGGAAGATGAAAGGTGTTAACGATGAATTCATCAATCTTCCTATAGACTGGCAAAAGACGAGAGAGAAAGGAAAATACATCTACAATTTCAATTATCACACTGAAGGATATTTCTTCGGATGGATGTGGTTTAAGAAATCAGCAAGATTCAAGCATGCAGATCTTTGGTATTTCAAACCTTCAAGGGTGACATCCAGACTTCTGTCGCACTACATAAAAACTGATGAAAAATACCAACACATCTATAGAACCTGGAAATTTTAAAATATGTCTTATTATTACAAATATGATTTCACTTCCCCTGAGGTCATATACGCTACTGTCAAAGAAGAACTCAAAAGTTATTTTGACACAGGGGCTATAGATGACTTGATGTTCCCCACCTACCTTGACAAATGTCTGAGGAAGTTGGGCAGGTCAAGCTATGTTATTACAGAACAACCTCTTGAAATAGAGGATTTCCAAGCAAGGCTTCCAGACAACTTTTATGCTGTAAGAGAAGCATGGATGTGCACGGAGATTCCTCAATATCCCTATCAAACAGCAAATTCTTTCTACTCACAAGCTGCTTCTGAAACCACTATTCAAGTGAGCCCCATCATATCAAATGGCACTCCCTGTACATCAAATTGTCCTCCTGACAATTGTACATGTATGCCAGAATTGATTCAGGCTGTTTATAAAACAAACCACCAAACTACAAGATCTTACAAAAGAGCATATCTTCTGAAGCCAGGAAACATCTCTGCAAGAAACCATTGTGATGTAGAATATACAAATGCTTGGAGGTTCACAGCAACTAATCCTGCTCTTAATGAATTCACTCCTGGTTCTGCTAGTTATGATTCTTTTGACATAAGGGACAACAAATTTGTCACTAATTTCAGAAATGGAATAGTGCATTTGATCTTCTATGCAAATGAATACGATGGTTCTGGGAATCAACTTATGCCTGATAACTTTCGTGTAAGGGAATATATAGAGGCATTCATAAAATACAAGGTGTTTGAAACTCTGTCAAATCAAATAAATGATGAGACATTTGAGCAGATAAACAGAAAACTTGGTTATTACAAACAGCTTTCTGAAGAAGCATTCATCATGGCAATGATTGAGATAAAGAAGCAGGATGCATATGCAAAGCAAAGGAGGATAAAACAAGACCTCAACAGGTTCAACATGTATGAACTTCCTAACAGAATAAGCAGAAATTGGCGTAGAAATAACTAATCATGGCTGACGAGCAACAATCAAATATAAGACAAGAGTCTAATGCTGCTGTTTCTGGTCTTAACATGGACCAAACCCTCAATCAAATAAAGAGGGGACAGCTCACCTATGCTCTTAATGCTGCTGTTGAAAACTATGATGCTTCTGGTATAAACTACCAAAATGAGCCAGGAAATGAGCTATGTCTGAATTTTCCTGAAAACTATCATGTCATTGGCACACATAGCATCGTAGAACAGAACAAGCATATATTCTTTCTCTTAAATCCTGAAACAGGAGATAGTGAGATTGGATATATGGATAATAATGATTGTGTCTATAAAACCTACATAAACGCAAAGTGTCTTAATTTCAACATAAACTATCCAATACACAAGTGTGTGCACAAGATTACAAATTGCACCACGGAGATATATTGGACAGATGGACTGAACTCACGCAGGTATTTGGATTTGAATAATCTTCCTTACAAAACTGTTTTGGAAGGAGAGATTTGTGATGCGGTGGTTCTTCCTGAAGTGGACTGTAACAAACTGAATGTTCAACCAAACTTTCAAATCCCACAGCTGGATATTGTAGATGTAGTGAATGGTGGCAATCTCACCTCTGGCAGTTATCAATTTGCAATACAATATTGTAATGCTGGAGGAGATGGATATACATCCTACTATTCTGTAACCAATCCTACACCAATAGCAAAACCAAACATCACCACTCCTGATTTCAATTATGCTGTAGGAAAGTCAATAGTGGTGAACATCAGTGGAATTGATGTCACTGGATATTTCCAATATTTCAATCTAGCAGTGATAAAGACAGTGAATTCTGTCACATCTGTAGAATTGGTTGGCACTTATTTCATTGATAATACAAACAGACAAGTAACATATAATGGGCAGAACCAATCTCAAATAAGGCTCACGACAAATGACATATTTGAGAAGTTCCCCTACTATGAGATTGCACAAGACATCACTGCTGTGCAGGATGTTCTTGTATGGGACAATCTTACATCAATAGACAGGATAAACTATCAGCAGATTGCAAATAAGATAAAGCTGCAATGGCAATCTTATAAACTTCCTGCCACAGAAAACTATGCTGATGAGCTCAATGCAACCAATCTAAGAGGTTATTTGAGAGATGAGGTGTATGCTTTTGAAATAGTCTTTTTGCTGAAGAACGGAAAGCAAACTGATGGATTTCATATTCCTGGAAGAGCACTTCTGCCAACAGAAGCATCTCTTCCTGACATCCCAAGCACCAATCCTGACTTTACAGAAAATGGTGCAAGTGCTCCTTATTGGAAAATATACAACACAGCCACTGTAATTGGTGATGCTTTTGGTGATCCTATCAACAATGCTGTTCCTTACAAATATGGAGAGTTTGCTTATTGGGAATCAGAAGAAACCTATCCCTGCAACACAGATGTATGGGGTGAGTTGGCTAACACTCCCATCAGACATCATAAGTTTCCAGACGCACTTGTAAGTCCCATCTTTGAAAGCGGTAGTTATACACTTTCACCAAATATGTCTGTTTCCATGGAACAACGTTCAATATTCCCATTGGGAATGGTGTTCGATGTTCAGCAAGTGGCATTTTTGATAAACACATCCAATCTCACACAAGAGCAGAAAGACAACATTGCTGGATTCAAGATAGTGAGGGGTGACAGAAGCACTAATAAATCTATTGTAGCAAAAGGTATTCTGAGGAACGTAGGTAAGTATGAGAGGCAGAAAACACAATACTATTTTCCCAACTATCCATATAACGATCTTACAGAAGATCCTTTCCTTTTGGATAAACCTAACTCCTCTGAAGATTGCGGAACTTATTCCCTAAGTGCTCTCAGTGCAGGATTTTATTCATATACAGATTGCTTCAGTGGGGAAACAATAAACAAGTCTATAGCTGCAGGGGAATCCGTTTCTGGAGTGTGCTCTTCTTCTTTCCCAATAGTCAGTTCAGGTGTCATAAGCGTGTTGAAAAACTCAGTGAGTACATATGACATAACATGCTATTCTACAACAGGATGTCTTCTTGCAATATACGATGCACAAGGAGTGGCTTCTGGTCTTGTATCTCTTGGCAAGAATGAAGTGAAATCAGTAACTTCTTATTTGGAGCCAACTAAAGAGCCTGCACTTCCTCTGCAAGAATACAAAATAGTTAAAACAGGAACCACTGGAGGAGACCCAAATTGCACTTCCAAAAGTCTGAAAGCTTATGATTATTCAGATGTAGGACTGAGACAAGTGTTCAATTCTCCAGAAACATCCTTTGGTAGTCCTTTCCTTGGCGATGTATTGAAGCTTGAGAATGTAATGTTTGGTGCAGGAAGAGGTCATCATGTACAGGTGACAGATCATGCTTTCTATAAACTGATAACCAAAGAAGCACAGGAAGATGCATTGAGATCAAGTGAAAAGATTGCAAGCACTACAGGCACGTTTAATGCTGCTGCAATGTTCACTGCCTACCAAGCCTACCTCACCATATACATAAATGGAATAACAAGGAAAAACTACACCTATTCCTACAACTCAATAGCAACTTATGACTATTTTGCTAATATTGATAACAATCTAGGAGTAAAGCAAAGGAAACTGGATATTGCTCAATATGCATTTCCTGGCGTACAAAATGTAGGAGAAAACATAAACCTGAACAACTTCAACAGGGAATCATCAGTCTATCTGAAAACAAACATTGCACTCCCTGTTCCAAGTCAAACTCCTAATCTTCTGATAGGTGGAACAGTGCCTTCAATACAGGATAGGTCAAGGTGGACAATCTCTGAGAAAGGAAATTGCAACACTCCAGAGAATCAGTTTGATATAAGCGTTGTTTCCTATTACGCATCAATAAAGAATACACTTCCTAATCAGTGGGGTCAGATATATTCTTACACCACCATTGATACAGGATTTCAAACACTATTGAATACAAGCACTGCTCAAGGCGTAGTTTTTGGTGGTGACACATTCATTAATAGGTTTTCTTTCAAGACAAAGATTCCTTTCTTCATAGACAACAGGGTGGGTGCACCTGATGACAGTGACATCTATTATGATGAAATAGGTAATGTTGCCTATCCAAAGTATTGGTTTTCATCTCGTTCTATTCTTTATGATTACACGCATGTAAGCAGTGCTACAGAGATAAAGAATATAATCTCCATCAAGGCTCATAACTTTGATTGTCCTAATAGTCAATATCCTGCACCAAATCCTTCTGCAACTCCTCCAGTGGTAAATCCTGGCAGGACTTTCTATGATGGAAAAATGTATCTGTTTGCCTACGGCATTCCTACATTCTATTGTGAATCAAGCATTAACGTAGATCTTAGGCAAGCATTCAATAACAAAGAGGGAGATTTCTACCCTCACGTAAGTTCAGGAATTCCTGACCAATGGTTTCAAGAAACTTTTGTACCAATAGCTTTTGACAACACTTATTACTACAATACATCCTATTCCAAGCAGAATGAGGAAAACTTCTTCTCACATCTGCCTGTGGACTGGAGTCAGCAACTTTGTTACAGTAATTTCCCATTCAGAGCAATATACTCTGATAGACAACAGAGCTTCTCTGATAATAGGATAAACAGTTGGCTGATTTACAGACCAATAAGTTTCTTTGACTTTCCTCAGAATTACGGAAAACTCACTTCCTTAGATGGAATACAAAATAGAGCTGTACTTGCAAGATTTGAAAACAAAAGTCTCTTGTACAATACATTGCTCACAGTTGACACAAGTAATCCTCAAGCTGCCTATATTGGCAATGACAGTTTGTTTAGGAGTGCCCCTCCCATTGACTTTGCTGAAACAGACCTTGGATATGTGGGCTCTCAACATAAGATGTTTCTTAAGATACCTCAAGGACAGATAACTATTGATGCTAAGAGAGGTCAAGTGTTTCTCGTCATGGGCAATTCTGTAAAGGATCTTTCTGCTTTTGGCTCAGGATTGAACAGGTTTTTCACTGACCATCTTGCATTTGAAATCCTAAGGTATTTCCCAAATGTAAATGTAGATAACCATTTCAACGGACTTGGACTTCATGGCGTGTATGATAGCAAGTTTGACAGAGTTTTGATCACAAAGCTTGATTACATTCCTTTGTCAAAAGATGTGAAATATGACAGTGATCTTCAGGAGTTTTACATAGAAAAAAGCTATGGTGACAATGTCATCAGAAACATTGTACAGCTTACAGACCAAACTTATTTCTGTAATAAATCATGGACTCTTTCCTTCAACTTCAACACTGACAGTTGGATAAGCTTCCACACCTATTTGCCTAACTGGTATATAGGAGAGAACAATTTCTACTATTCAGGACTGAACGAAAGCTGTGATCTTGATATAATTGCAGCTGAACAACCTACATTCACTACCACCACCACGTCCACCACTACAAAAGCTCTTAATTGCACTCTTGTAGGACAGGCTGTAAGGATGGATTGTTCGCTTGCAGGAATAGCTGTTTACATTGTTCCTCCTACAACAACGTCCACCACCACTCAAACACCCACTACAACAACCACTTCTACGTCAACTTCCACTACATCAACCACTACAACAAGCACTACCACTATAGCTTTGCCTTGTGAATGTCATGATGGGGTGGTTGCAAGTTCTGGATATTATTCTTTCTACACATGTGATGGAACGTTGAACACTGGAATAAATGACTTTGGATTGGCTATTTGTTATGACATCAACAAGTCTCATACAGATAACATAAGTGATGAAGGTCCTTCTGATTTCTGTTCATGTTATGGTCCTACAACAACGACAACAACATCTACAACATCTACGACCTCCACCACCACTACGTCTACATCCACAACATCAACAACAAGTACAACAACTTCTACAACCACTGCATTTCCTTATTCATATTCAGGTGTTGTAGGTAAAATAACTCCTGAATGTTGTGCTGTTGTTGGAACATTTGTAACTGCCTATACAACTTGTTCTCCGATAATATTGGGATGCATATTGTATGATTTATTGTCTAATCCAATTGTTAATGAGAAATTCACTTCTGCTGGTGTATGTTATGAAACAGATGGTTCTGGTGCTGTAATTACAATAACAAGCTGTACAACCACTACGACCACCACTACGACATCTACCACTACAACACCGCCAACAACAACATCCACAACTACATCAGAGCCTTCAAACTACTATTATGTAGCACAAAATTGTGATGATCAATACACAAATGGTACATTTGTTTCAACAAATGATTCTCTTGTGGGTACATCTTTCTTCTACGATGGAGCTTGTTGGTTTATAACAGATGGCACTGTTCCATCAATAGCAATAACAATTCCTAATTATTATACATCATGTATAGATTGCCAAAATGCAAATTCATGAATGTGAAAATAAAATGTAAAAAATGCCCCAAACAGTAACAATAACACTCACTCTTACAGGAACAGATACAGGTCCTTTCAACTTGTATTCTGATGTAGATGGATTTCTGAGTCCATTTCAGACAGGAGTGCCAAAAGGAGATCTTGTAGTAGGAGAAACATTTTACAATGTTCCTGATGGAGCCACTACAATCAGGGTGAAATCAACAGGAGTGTGTACTAATTATATAGATCTTGTTATATCAGGCACAACTACTACTACATCTACAACATCTACTACCAGTACAACCACTGTTTCTCCAGTGGTGAACTATCTGTTCATTTATGTAAGAGATATAGGTGTTGGAGCAAATGGAGCTCCTACATTACGATATACAAGAAACGGAGGACCTCTTATAACATTAGGAAGTGTGTCAACAGGTACATGTACACTTTCTTATTCCATATTTGGTATTTCTCCTGGTGATGTGATTCTTTTCACAAGCACAGAAGGATATGCAATGAATGGTTCAAATGGTTCAAACGTTTGTCCTGCCCCTGTAGGAAGTAACACTTATTCATATACAATACCTTCACCAGGTGTTAACAATGTAAGTTTGAGTTTCAACAGAGACATCATAGTGTAAAATGAAGACTATCACCATAAAAATCAAGAGGGCTGGCAATAGGCTAACTGTATTCTCCATATCTGATGATAGGGGGAACACACTTGCTTCTAATGTGACAAAATCTAATTTGATCAATGGTCTTGCTTTGTCAGTGGAGGATGATGTTAAGACAATAGTGATTTCTTCTGAGGGGGTAAACTGCTGCTCAAAAACATGGAATATTCCCATCACATACGCCACTAGTCAAGAACTTGCAAGTATTGTATTCACTCCCTTGAACACAGCTTCCATGTGGAGACACCTCAAGAATCCTACAATATACAATAAATACTATGATTGCATAAAGCCTTACATAATAGAATATCCTTTCGCATACCAATACCACGATGAGATTCTTCAGAATGTAAAAGATTATACAAAGGCATATCAATATCTATCAGACAGCTTTGGTGTATTTGAAGATCATAGGAAAGTTGAAACTGACAGATACTATTTCAATCAAGCAATCCTTTACAATAGTCAGCAGTCTTCAGGCATTCTGAAGTTGGCTCCCAAGCCCTACAGAAACATGCAAGACTATATGAAATATCCCATATACGAAGCTGACAGTAAAACCATTACATTTACAAAGAGTGATAGTTTTTATCAGTATAATACATTCTGGTCATTGGTGAAAGACAAAACACAACCATTGTTTTTAACCAGTTGTGAATCAATGTCTTATGATAAGATAGTTAATCAATCAAACATGGACTATTCAAAACGTTCATTCAAAAAAGCTCCTCTTCGTTCAAAAGAACTCAAAGTGAGACACATTCTGAATGAGCATTCTGACGTTCACCTCATCTCACAATTCATCTACACACCTGCCCAAATCAGTTATAAGTGATGGCAAAGAAACTCACATCAACAAAAGCCAAGGAGATGCTGCACAATCCTCCGCACGGAAAACCCCTTACGGAAAAACAACGTAAGTTTTTTGGTGCTATTGCTAATGCACAAAATGGTATAGAAGCCTACATGGGAGGATTGACAGACAAGGGATTCAATTACAATGGAGCATGGGGAGGACAATTTCAAATGGGTGGTCAATTACCACAAGCTCAAGATGGTAAGAATATAGAATACAAAGAATTACCTGAAATAACTATTGTTTTATCAAAAGACAAACAAACAAGAGATTTCTATAATAATCTTATAGACAAGCTTTCAGAAAACCAATTTGGGAATTCAGAAAACCCATACATTGACCAAACAATAATGGGTGAATATTTAGGATTGATGAATTTAGGTAAAGAATATGGTTTTCCAAAAGTAAAATCTGAAACAAATGAAGGTGTATATAAAAAAGCAAAAGGACATTATAATCCTCTGACTAAAACAATATATGCAAATGATATTCCTACATGGGTTGGTGAAATGGCACACCATGTGCAAATGAAAGATAAAATTGTTGATAAAACATTGGAGTGGTTAGGTAATGATTTTATTGAATATTTGAAACAACCAATTGAATCACTTAAAGGAAAATCTTTATCAAACCCTTACATAAAAGAAGGAACTGTAGAACATGAAGCTCATAGTGTAATTGAACCTATGCTTCAAAAAAAGCTTAGACAAGATTATAAAAAGTATAGAAATAGTGAACTTTCAGAATCTAGGAAAAAAAGATTTTTTTATGAAATGACAAATCAAGAAAATGATGGAGAAAAAAATATATTGAAAGATTTTCAAATGGGAGGGAATGTCCTTCCTGGTGCAATGGGAAACATGTACGCAAGACATGGGGCTCCTTCAGAAGGGAAATATGCAAAGAAGACATTGCCCAGTGCACAGAATGGTAAAGAGATGTCTTTCTATCAACAAGGTCTTGACTTCCAACCAAAGACAATAAGCAAGAATGGTGGATGGCTTGATAAGTATGATGATGACGTGGTAAAAGATGACATGGGTTATTGGAATCCTGACAATTGGGGAAAGCCTGTTGAAATAGGAAGCAATGTCATTACAATGGATGGAGTGTATGAACCTCTCATTGGTGTTTCTGATACAGGAGATGTGCAATACATGGAGCCTGGAGAAGATTATGTATTTGATGGAGATTCTGTAACAGAATATCCTATCGCTCAAAATGGAGAACAACTTAATAAAGAAGGGTGGGGATATAAAGGTGATGCAAGATTTATGAAGAAAACCACCCCATCAGGAGAAACAAGATATGGATGGAATCCTGGTAATCAGTATGACTTGTACAGAACAGTAACACCTTTTAAAACAAGAAGAGGCATCAGAAGACATACTCCTGTTCCTCAAAGTTCCGAAGACGTAGATTTTTTAGTTAATTACTCAAATGAACCTGTAACAAAAGTGGAGTATGAAGGAGCTAAACATTGGAACATACCTAGATTTTTAGTTGAACCTCATATTTCTGAAAAAAGAGGAGAATCAAAAGCACTTATGTCCGAAGGACCTCAATCAAAACAAGAGTATAAAAAAAATATTCTTGCAGATGTCTATAAATATCAAATGCTTCAAAATCAAGGAGATAGAAAAAAAGCTTGGGGTGAGGCAAAATCCTTCATGCGTAAAAATGTAAATCCTTTGTTAAAAGGAGAGGTTTATAAAACACTAGCTGATGAAGGAAGACAACCTTTTTCTGCTGGCCTTTTAACAAGTGCTATTAATGAAGATTTTTTTAAAAATGAAGAAATTTTAAAATCTGATGTCAAACTTAACAATCCATACATGACATCATATGAAAAAGAGTACATGAAGCAACCTCTTTCTGATAAAAAAGTTGATAGATATGCTTTTGATTGGCTTACTAAATACAAGAAAATGCCTAAAAAAGAAGCAAGACAATACATAAAAACAGAAAGAGATAAGGGTAAAAAAGAGGCTAACCAGTACGAAAAGGAGTATAAAGAAACATTTGAAAATGGTGGATGGTTAGATAAGTATAAATGATTTTTAAAACAACGTATTATGAAACAAGATATTTTGAAAATTGCTGGAGTGAAGTCTGAAGCTGACTTTTACAAAAAGTTCCCTACAGAAGAAGCATTCATGAAAGTTCATGGGGAAGCTTTTAAAAAAGCCAAGATGGGGGCATCCATGGTTAAGAAACAATTAGTGCAGCTCACAGATTTCAGCAATCCTCCCAAAGCAGAATTTGGTCAAAAGTTCAATACATGGGCAAACAGTATCAATGACAAGGTTGATGCTTTTAATGACCAATATGGTGAACAGATATCTAAAGGGTTAGGACTTACATCCACCATTGGAAAAAACGTCATGAAGATAAGTGATGCTGTTGCACAGAAAAAGTCAGCAAAACAATCAGCAGCTTTGAGTGAGCCAGTTGCTCAAGCAGCTATGTCAAGATCTGAACAACCAAGGCGTAGATATGTGCGTCCTGAGGAAAATCTCCTTAATCCAAACGAAACCATAAACCCTTATGGTACAGGATATGATGTCCTTGCAATGGCACAGAATGGTATGCAGATAGGAGGCAATCTTACAGAGATTCAGAACATGTACAATCCTGGAACACTCTATAATGATCTTGGCTATGAGCCTTTGGATGAAAGTAGTAAGGTGAAACAATTTCAAGGAGGTGGAGCTTTAGGATTCATCAACGAAGGACTTAATCTTGCAGGTGATCTTACAGCAATGATAATAGGTGCAGGAACAAAGAAGTATGAAAAACAAACTCAGAAGAATCTACAAGAAGCTGCCCTCCATCAAGGAACACAAGCAATGCAAGATCAATACTCAGCATATATGGAAAACGGAGGCTGGGTGAGTAATGATTGGCAACCTCAAGTGATTGCAAAGTTTGGAGAATATGATGTAAAAGATCTTCTTGCTCCTCCAAATGATGCAGATATGCTCAGGGCAGGAGGAAATGTAAGAGACATCAGAAGCAACTATATGGGAGATGATGAAAAAATCTCCATGATGCCTATGGGTGGACAACTGAAAACTCATTGGGGAGGAGATACAGAATTGATGTCCTACAATCCTTATATGCCTGGAAATGGAGAAACATACATGGCAACAGGAAACTACCACAGTGAATCTGATGGAACAGGCAAAACTGGTATAGGAATGTCTTATGGTGACAGCATGGTAGAAGTTGAAAACGGAGAACCCATAATAGAAATGGAAGAAGGTGGACAAATGGGAGACAACTCTGCTGTTGTATTTGGCAACCTCAAAATCCCTTCTTATATAGCAAGTGAATTGGGAGACTTTAAAGGGCAAACATTTAAGACTAGTGTCAAAAAACTTTCAAAAGATGAAGCTAAACAGAACAAGATAATGAATAAAGGTGTAAATCTTGTAGATAGTGTTGATAGTGATAATTCTTTTGACTTGTTGACGTTTGGTTCAGGAAAAGCAATGATGACAGGGGCAGATATGACTCTTCAAAAGCTAGCAGCTAAAAAGAAATTTCTGGCAGGAGCTCAACAGGCTCTTCATGAAGCAGCTGATAAATTTGGATGTGATGTGGAAGCATTTGTAAACAAAGGAAAGATTGTACAGGCTAAATCTGGAGCAAATCTCTCTTCCGCTCAAAAAGGTAAGAAAGTGAGTAGACCAAAACCTTCTATGCAAACATTACCATTTATTACAGATGTTAATTCTGATGAATTGGTAAATAGTCAGTTTTGGGAAGAGAACAAACCTATCCCTGTTCCTAAAAAAATAAGTGTTCCTGATGTATCAAAGTTCAAATTCACTCCTCCTGATGCTCCAGACACTGATTCTTCTAAAACAGATTATCTAAAAACAGCATATAACGAATTGCTTCCATACATTCGTCCAACCAATCAAATGCCTTTGGATCCATCTCAGCTTATGGGAGAAATGTATGCTCTGTCAACCAATCCTTTACAAGCTGTACAAGCACAAAGCTATCAGCCTCTTTTAGAAACAAGGGCTGCTAAAATGTCTGCTCAAGCAATCCTCAACCAAAACCAAGCAGATTTCAATGCCATGGCTAGACAGCTTGGAAACAATCCTGCTGCTCTCTCAAGCCTTGCTGCACAGAAACAAAAAGCTGATCAACAAGCAATTGCACAAATAGAAGCTGCCAATCTCCAACAGGAAGCTGCTACAAATGCAAGGAACATAGCCACTCTCAATGACAAAACATTGAAGAACTTGGCTATATACGATACACAATATCAAAGGCAGAATGCAGCTGATTCCATTACAAAAGCTACAGCTCGTGAAGCTCTTGGCTCAATAGCTTCCAAAATAGGACAGAACAAACTTGAAAACCTCACATCTGGAGTGATGCAAAATATGTACAACTACAGGTTTGGTCCTAAGGGAAGGATTTACAATGTCAATCCTTTGGCTGAATTCACAATTCCTGATATTACTAAACTAGATGCTGAAACTATTAAAGCTATCGAAAAGCAGACAGGAAAGAAAGTGACTAAAGAAGCTAGAAACGGAGCAATTGTCAAAGCAATCAAAAATCTCTAACAAACTCAATTACAGCAATTTACCAATTTCAATTACAGCTATTGGTAACAATAATATTATAAATTACATTTGCTAATTCCATCATCATGGCAAGTTTTACTGACCAAATACCACAATTTAACCCGTACATCCAACAGATGCCTATAGAGGCAATGACTCAAGTTGGTATGTATAAACAGCAGAAGTACGATGAGGGGCTTCAGAAAATCCAAAACAATATAGAAACAATTGCTGGATTGGATGTCTACAAACCTCTTCATAAGCAATATCTGCAATCCAAGCTTAATGAGCTTGGTGGTAAATTGAAGACAGTGGCAGCAGGAGACTTCTCTAATTTCCAGCTTGTGAACTCTGTAGGAGGCATGGCTACACAAATAGGCAAAGATCCTATTGTACAAAATGCCGTAATGTCCACTCAGAAAATAAGAAAAAATGAACAAGAAAGAGATGCTGCACGTAAGGAAGGAAAAGATTCTCCTTCAAATAATTATGTGTACAATCTCAGTTTGAATGAGTGGATGGAAGACCAAGATCTTAGCAAAGCATTTTCTGAAAACTACACTCCTTATACAAACTGGAAAAAGAATGGACTTGAGGTGTTAAAAGCCTTAACCAAAGATAGCACTCTTACAGAAGATGCTTTCACTGTAAAAAGAGATGCTAAAGGAAATGTTGTGCTTGGTCCAGATGGTAAGCCTCAAATGGTATTAGCTGATGCAATTGTAAAACAAAAATACGCTGGTCTTTCACCTGAGAAAATACAACAAGCTCTTATGGTGGGACTCACTCCTGCTGATTTTAAACAAATGGAAATTGATGGAGTGTATTCTTATGCGAATGTAACTCCTGAAAAACTTCGTGAAACTATAACAACATCTCACGTAAGTAATAGACAATTTTATGAGAATAAGAAGTCTATTCTTGAAACAGCAAAATTATCAACAAACTCAGAAGTTGAAAAAGATAAACTTAATCAACAAATTGCAGCAATAGACAAAGCCATAAACAATATTACAAATGATTATAATGGGTTAGTAGAAGCTCTTGATAAAGGAAACGTTAAAGGAGTGAAAGCCCAACTATATACAAAGAACGCAATTGCTGACTTTTCCAAAGCATTTTCTTTCACAGAAACAGAACAAGAGTACAAAGACAGTCCTCTTGTAAAAATTAATATGGAAAGACAGAAAATGGCAGTTGATTGGAAAAAATTCATTATTAATCATGAACAACAAGATAGACAGTTTAGATCTACCTTTGGATTGAAAGTTAGAGAGGTAGAAGCACAAGAAGAAGCAAACAGATTAAAAAAACAAGAACTCACTCCTTATGGAGCACTTAGTCAACCAATTCCTCAAGAGGAACTTCCTAAATACAATCTTAGCAAGATAGTTGGAGAAGTGAGAGATATTGAACGTTCTCTTGGTGCATCAGATGATGAATTTGCCAAAAAAAATAAAGTGGGTAGTGAAGAGTTGGAGGTATTAAGACAGAAATATTATGAACGACCAGGAAGTGTAGATGGTAAATTTGCTGCTTATTTTGCAGCTACAGAACCAGACAGAAGAAGAGCAGAGTCACAAAAAACAATGATTCTTGATATAGAAAAGAAAGCAAAAGGAGAGTATGGAGACATCACATCACTTATTCCAGCGAATGCTCCTAGTTTAAATTATAGAGTGGGAAACAGTGTAACAACATTCACTCCAAAAGATTTTGTAGATTTCAATTCAAAATTATCTGAATATATAGTTGTAACTGCACCTAGTGGTCCTGGAGGTCGGCCTACAACTTCATATAATGACCAAAAAGCAAAAAAAGAATTAAGTGCAAAAGAGTATCAACTTTATCAAATTGAGAAAAAAAGACATTCAGGACAATCATTGACTAATGCAGAAAAGGTGCTTACAGATAATATGATTAATTACAATAAAATTGTAAATATTCCTTATCAAGAAACTCTTAAGAAAGTAAATACATATATTGGAAAAGAACTTACAAATAGACTGGCTCAATTCCAAGGTGTTGGTTATGCTGTACCTACAATAACAGATGCTCAGAGAAGATCCCTTACAAGTGCTCTTGGATCAGTGGTAACCCTTGCACAAGACCAAAATGGAAAAATTGCTAATTCTCCAGGTTTTGACTTAACCACACTTAAAAAGCTTATTGCAAATCCTGGTGATATAAATACAAATATTAGAGTGGTGGAAGGAACCAGTCGTGAACCAGCAATGTATGAGGTTACTGTTATGGGAAAAGATGGTACATCAACTCAGTTCAAATTGACTCCTCAACAAAAGGTTGAAATGTTTGGAACTGAGATGTTTGAAGCAAGTCCCAATGTTAGGGCAATACGTTCTTATCAAGAACAAATAATGAACATGGGAGGAACATCCACTGCAAGTGATAACTCAATGACAGCAACCCCTACAAATTCATATTTGAGTAATATTGATTTTACAAGTGTACAACGTTATGGAATCAAAGGAAATGTTGTGAAAGTTGGAAATAACATGTACACAATACTTGGAACCATCTATGACCCCATCACAAGAAAATGGAGAGACAATATTGACCTCTCTGGTATAATCACTGAAGAGAATATAAATGCAGGATTGAAAAATCTTAATGATGGTGCAATTTATACAATTCTTAACAATAAGGTTCCCACAGCAAACGATTTGAAACAAGTAGAAGAAGCTTCTAAAAAACCTTTCTAATGGCAGAAACGAACGATAGTCCACTATTGGATAGATTAGCACTTGAGAGTGAATTTTCAGGATATACTCCTCCAGAACCTCCAGCTCCTCTTCCAAATGTTCCTTATACAAACGTTCCTCTTCCATCACCTAGAATAGGAGGTGACATAGGTGCAGGGGGAGGAACAAGATCCACTGTAGAAAGTAATCCTCTCACTGCATACAGAAACTCTCTTCAGGTAAATAAAGGAGGAGACGGAAGACTCACTGGTGGAAGCATCATGAGAACATTGGCAGAATCCACTTCTGCTAGATATAATAGCTATGTTCCTGGAGATTACAACAATGAAGATGCCTATGCACAAGGTCAATCTTGGACAGATAGGATGGCTAATGGTGTAGGAAAAGGTTTGCTTCTTACAGGAACAACGTTTCTTCAAAACACTGTAGGACTTGTAAATGGTTTAGCTAGATGGAGCCAGGATGGTAAGTTTGCTTCTTTTTACAATAATGATTTTAACAGATGGTTGGATGATATTAATAAACAAGCTGAAGACATTGCTCCTAACTATGAGACAGATGTAGAAAAGAATGCAGCTTGGTATTCTCCAAAATATCTATTCACTGCTAATTTCCTTTGGAATGGCATTGTTAAGAATGCAGGATTTGCTGCAGGGTCTGCTTTGTCAGGAGCAGCATTTGCAGCAGCACTGAAAGCAATTCCTCTTACAGCCAGATTGTTCTCTATAGGTAAAGCTGCACAAGCGTTGGAAGCTTCAGAAAAAGCATTGCTTTCAGCTAATAAAGCAGCTGATACGTATGGAAAAATGAAAGCTCTGTCTGATAGATTTCTTTCTTCTTATAATGTTTTAAATCCTGCAGGAAGATTTGTTGTTGCTGGATTATCTACATCAGGAGAAGCAGGAATGGAAGCTTTTCAAAATCTGAATAAATTCAGAGATGAAAAGATTAGAGAATTCAAAGAAACACATGGAGGTAGAGAACCTATTGGCGATGAACTGGAACTGATTAATAAAACTGCAGAGGATATAGGTAACACTTCGTTTCTTTTGAACACAGGACTTCTGTCAGCTACAAACTACATCCAGTTTCCAAAAATACTTGGTTCATCTGAAAAGCTTGAGAAAGGACTGATTAAATCTCTTGCTAGAGAAACTGATGAGATTATAAAAGATGCTACAGGCAAATATATAAGGAAAGAAGCTACGTCAAAAGCTGGAAAGCTTCTTTCAGGACTTAACAAAATACGCCCATATGTTTTCTCCACTTCAGAAGCATTTGAAGAAGGAGCTCAATATGCTATTGGTGTAGGAGCAGAAAACTATTACAATAAGAAATATGATGGTAAACCCACTACATTCTTAGATAGTCTTGTATATGGAATAGAAAACACTCTTGGTACTAACGAGGGTATGAAGAATGTTGTCATTGGTGGACTTTCAGGTTCATTGATGCAAGCCAGAGGTACATATGGAGAAAGGGCACAAAGAGCTAGGAATACATCAGAGGCACTTAAAAGATTCAACGAAAAAAATCTTTCTGACTTTACAAAAGAAACAGCAGACTCTGTAAACAGAGGAACTGTTATACAAGAGGAAAGAGAAAAAAGACTGAGACAAGGTGATATTCTTGAAAGCAAAGACCTTGAAGCAGATTACATAATCAACTATCTCACTCCTCGTATTAAGTTTGGTAGGTATGATCTTGTTGCTGCTGACATCGCTGAATACAGAGCTCTCGCTAGCACAGATGAAGGTTTTGCACAACTTCAAGCTGAAGGTAAAGCACTGGATACAGACAACAAAGAAGCCTATCTCAAAAGACTTTCAAACCTTGAGTCCACTGCAAACAATATAAAGTCTCTTTACCAATCTCTAAATCTTCGATATGCAGGACTGGTAGATAAGGAAAACAAACCCTTGTACACTTCTGCAGTGATAGATAAGATGATTTATGCTGCAACGAAAGTGACAGATTATGACAAACGATCTGTAGAACTTTCAGAAAATCTTATCAAAAATGGGGTGGATGTAGACAATGTGATAAATGATGTGGTTTCTGGAGAATCTGTTGCATACAATGAAGCAATTGGTAAAATAGAAGACCTTCGTAAGAAGGGTAAAATAAACGATGACCAAAAAGAAGATCTTATCAGGGATTTGAAAGATGTCTCAGAAGTGGCACTTCGTAGGCAACTATTCATGAAGGAATACGATGAAATAAAAAATAGTCCTGAAAAATATAAAGAACTTCCTCCACAGAAAGAAGTAATTGAAGAAGAACTTCAAGAAGAAAAGAAAGAAGAAGATAAACAAAAGATAAAGCTAAAGACAAAAACTGGTGAAAGGGAGTATGAAGTAGGAGTTAAGTATTTTGTTGGAAAAGGTTTTGATTATGATAAAGACGGATTGGAGATTCCTATTTCTGTAAGTAATTTAACAATATTAGGAGAGAATGAAGATGGCACTATTAAGATAAAAGATAATAAAGGAGAAGAAAGAAACATATCTAAAGATATGCTTCTTGACTACGAACTTACTAAAGTATCCTCTGTTCGTGATAACAAAACAGCTAATTATTTTCTTCTTCATAAGAATGAAATATTTGAATACAATTTTGGAGAGCAATTTGGTGGAAAAAAACCAGGAAGATTAGAGTATAAGGACGGTAAACTCTTTTTTGTATATAAAGATAATAATGGAAAGATAAAGAGAAAAGTTTTGAAGAATGAGCATTTTGTTGCTCAGGGAGAATACACTCAGCCTCGTATTAAAAAAATAGGAGAAGTTGAAACTTCTGAACAGGAAGCTTCTAGAAAAGAATTAACATCTCCTGAAGAAATTGCTCGTCAAAAATCAGAAGACACATTAGCAAAAAATAGAGGTAGTCGTATTGAGATTATCGTAGAGCTTGAAAATGAAACTAGAGAACGCCTTGAAGAAATAAATAAAAAACTTGAAAACAAGAAGAAAGAACTTGAAAATATACAAAAAAATCTTGATGAAATAGGTGACGAAGTAAAAGTTGCTCAACCTCGTACAAAAAGAGAGAAAGCTCTTGAAGAGAAGTATCCTGAACTCAGTCGTCAGAAGATTAGATTTGGTAAGGTGTTTTCTGCCACTACTCAGGCATTGACAAAGCTCTCTCGTATGAAGGAGAGCGTTGAAGATGAAATTAATGCTCTTACTGCTGAAAAGGCTGAACTTGAATTCAACCTTTCATATTTTGAAGACTTTACACAAAATCTTGATGAACTTCCTGAAAATTCTGGAGAGTTTTTAAGAGAGCTTAAAGAGCAAGTGAAATGGATTGAGCTTCTTGTAAAAGAAACAGGTGATAACATCAACACCCTTTCTAAGATAGCAAAAGATATTGAGTCTGCTATTAAAGACTTTGTATCTCTTCTCAAATCATCCTTACAAAAATTTGATGCTGATTATCCACAATATATAAAAGATAGTTTTGAAAGAATAAAAGATAACCCAATATTTTCCGAAGTCAAAGGACTAAAAGAATATCTGGTTGATTATGTTCTACTTCAGGATTTGCAAAAAGACATATCAATCAATGAAAATCA